GGCATTTATACCGCAAGGTCAAAAGCACGTTGACCCACCTGAATTACAGCTTGCCGATGCCATGCGGTCAGCCGGGATCGACCCGCCACACAAGCTGGAGATAGATGGACAGTTGCATCGATTTAGCACCAAGGGCCGAAAGCGCGACGATTCCGGCTGGTATGTGATTTTTCCAGATGAGCCGGTCGCGGGTAGATTTGGCTGCTGGCGAGATCAAATTGATTGCGTGTTTAAAGCGAACATTGGGAGAGAGCTAACCGCATCTGAGAATATGGCGATATTAAGGCGGCAGACTGAGGCCAAAGAGGAGCGCGAAAGGGCGCGAGAAAAGAAGGCGGCGGTAGCGGCTAACACGGTTGATACCATATGGAGCGACGCCATAGGGGCCAGCCCAGATCACCCATACCTCAAGCGTAAGGGCATCGAGCCGCATGGCGCACGCCTGACCGGCGACGGTCGCCTGATCGTACCGCTCTATAATGCGGACGGCGAACTGGCATCGCTTCAATATATTTCTGAGGATGAAAAGCGTTACCATCCAGGCGGCACCACAAAATCATGTAGCTGGACGCTGGGCGAGGTAACGCCAGGCCCGATATTCGTGGCCGAAGGTTACGCGACCGCCGCGACCGTTCACGAGATATCCGGTCGGCCCTGCGTGATATCTTACAGCGCCAACAATCTACCTACCATCGTAGGCCAATTGCGTGAGGCACACGGTCAGACGCAAGAGCTAGTGATCGTGGCAGATAACGACGCGAGTGGCGTGGGACGCAACAAGGCAGACGAGGCCAGCGCCAAATATGGCGGGCGAATTGTAATGCCTCCAACCGAGGGGGATGCCAATGACTACCTGGCGAGCGGCGGTGATCTGCATGATTTGCTGTTTCCTCAAATAACAAATTGGTCGGTAGACGGCGATGAATTTATGTCTCAGCCATCGCCTATCAATTGGCAGATCAAGCACTGGATACAAAAGAATGCACTGATAATGGTCCACGGGCCATCTGGCGGAGGCAAGACGTTTCTGGTGCTGGATATGGTTCTGGCAGTGGCGTCAGGTTGCCCGGAATGGATGGGCCATAAAGTCACTCCTGGCGGTGTATTCTATCTGGCTGGTGAGGGTCACCACGGACTGCGAGGCCGAGTAGCAGCCTGGGCGCAAAACCACGGCATCAATACCTTTGGCGGTAATCTCAGAATATCCAGATCAGGTTGTGATCTAAACACACCAACCGGTCACCAGAAGCTGGCAGAAGAAATACGATCACTGCCCAAGCCTCCAAAGATAATTGTGGTTGATACCGTCAATCGCAACTTTTACGGCGATGAAAACTCTGCTCAAGACACAAAAACAATGTTGGATTCGGTTGCTACTTTGCAAGCAGATTTTGATTGCAGCGTGATCTTAGTCCACCACACAGGTGTAAATTCCGAGGCCCAGCACCGGGCGCGTGGATCGTCAGCTTGGCGTGGTGCGCTGGATATTGAGATATCGGTTGTCCCCGGAGATACAATCGAAATTGTGCAGCGTAAATCCAAGGACGCCGAGGAAGCGGATCCGATATTTGTAGAACTGCAATCGGTGCCAATTACCGGCTGGCTAGACGAGGATGGCGAGCAGGTTACGTCAGCGGTGTTGGTAGCTGGTGTTGAACCGGTTAAGGCTAAAAAGGACAGCCCGCTCGCAAAGCAGCAGAAGACATTTGAGAATGCATGGTGGGATTCCGGCGCGGAGGATTTAAACGGTGTGCCGTATTTGTCTCGGTCGGCGTTAATCAAGAAATTGGAGGATGACGGGATGGCAGAGCGAACGATCAAGAATATGACCAATCCGTCCTACGAAAATAAGCTGGTTGGGTCGCTAATCATTGCAAATATGATAGCCAAAAATAGCGGCGGGTGGACGATAATTGATGCGGTTTGGTCGTCTGCTATGATGGTAAATCGAGGTGATAAGTGAGTACCCCAAAAACCCCTGGGGGTACAAAAGGGTTTTTGGGGTTCGAGGGGCCAGAAACCGCAGAAACGTGTACCCCAAAAACCCCCTACCCTTTAGGGTAGGGGTTAAAGGGGTACTTCGCGGGCAGAGGGTGACTTATGGGAATTAACGTGCTAGATGATAATTGTCGTCAGCCGACATGCTGCTCGCAGATGCCTCCCTGTTTGCTACAGCGCGTGAAAGCTGGCGACACTAAAAAAGGGAGAATGATATGAAATGGCCAGCGGATAAAATCGAACGGCGCAAGGTGGATGCGCTGATACCATATGCAAGGAATGCCAGGACGCATTCTGATGAACAGGTTGCGCAGCTTGCGGCGTCTATCAAGGAATGGGGATGGACTACCCCAGTGCTGATTGATGAGGATGGCGAGATCATAGCGGGGCATGGTCGCGTCATGGCAGCGCGAAAGCTAGACATCGATGAAATACCAACCATGACGGCGAGCGGCTGGACTAAGGCACAAAAGCAGGCCTATGTCCTGGCGGATAATCAGCTACCGCAGAACGCCGGGTGGGATATGGATTTGCTATCGGTGGAAATGAAGGACTTGGACGCGGATGGCTTCGATTTAAGCCTGATTGGGTTTGATGACGGTGAAATTACAAATCTGTTTCTACCTATCGAAAATGGCGAAACGGATGCAGAACAGGAATGGGAGGGGATGCCTGAATTTGAACAGGATGACCAAACATCGTTTCGAAAAATAATTGTACATTTCGAAAGTGATGACGACGCGGAGGATTTTGCAGCGTTAATCGGGCAATCCATCACAAATAAAACAAACAGCATATGGCACCCTGTCCAAGTCAATATGGACAGCGAGGGAAAGCGATATAAGGATAATGAATAAATTCCCCCTATATATTCCCAGCAAAGGCCGCTCTGAGTATATGATGACCTCCAAATATTTGACTATTATGGGCGTGAAACACTTTGTCGTGGTCGAGCCAAGCCAGATGGATGAGTATCGAAAGGCTATAAAAACGATGGGGCTATCCGCTACTGCCCTTGAATTAGATATGTCCTACAAAGACAAATATGAACTCTGCGACAATCACGGCTTGAATAAATCAACCGGGCCTGGGCCAGCGAGGAATTTTGCATGGGATCACTCCAAAAGTGGAGGGCATGATTGGCACTGGGTTATGGATGACAATATCCGAAATTTTCGGAGATTAAACAGAAATGAGAAAGTGAAAGTCGCTAATGGCGCTGTGTTTAGGGCAATGGAAGACTTCTGTTTACGATATGAAAACGTCTCTATGGCAGGGCCTAATTACACATTTTTTGCAAAACAGCGTCAACATTTGCCGCCATTCATTACAAATACACGTATATATTCTTGTAATCTGATCAGGAATGATGTGCCTTTTCGTTGGCGTGGACGGTATAACGAGGACACCATTCTGTCTCTGGATATGTTAAAAGCTAGATGGTGTACAATTCAATTTAATGCTTTCTTGCAAGAAAAGGCGCAAACGCAAACGCTTAAGGGAGGCAACACGGAAGAATTTTATCACGCAGAAGGGAAGGTCAGGATCGGGGAAAAGTATGCTGACACTGGAACTTTAGCCAAATCTAAAATGCAAGTCGCTGTTCATCCAGATGTTTCGAGGTTGGTCCACAAATTTGGGAGAATTCACCACCACGTTGATTATGGTCCGTTCAAGCGAAATAAATTAATCCGAAAAAAGGATTCTAAGATCAATCCAGGTACTAATAATTATGGAATGAATTTAGTCTCTATTCGAATGAATGGTGTGTAACCACATGAACAGAGCGCCCATCACCGTTCACGGCATATATCATAGTAGGGCCTTCAATGAAGGTTTTGGCGTGTTGGATAGCCTTATGGTAAGAGGGAAACTCGACTCGCTTGGATTGGCCTCTGGTTTTAAATCGCACAGCGGTAAAATAACTAGCGGTATCAAAGACATGCTTTTCAAATTGCTCAAGGGTCATCATTGGTATAATCCTTCCGTATGTTAAATCTAAGGCTCAATATACAGTGTTAAACTAAAGTGTAAAGCCTTTTTATTCGGAGCTATAAAGACATGACAGGCAAAAAGGGCCGCAGTGGACGACCGGCGTTCAAGCCAACGGACGCGGAGCGCAAGCTAGTTGGGCAGATGTGCGCCGTTGGTATTCCTCACGACCAGATTGCAATGGTGGTCCGCGACGGTATCGATGCGGACACGCTGAAGAAGCATTTTAAGGAAGAATTGCGGACGGCAAAGAT